AATGAGGACGGGATACTCCACATATATTACTCACTTGAGAATACGTTTGGGTGAAGCGTGAGTACGTCCGAGAAGTTTTCCCCAGTACTCGTTGTTTTTACGCCTTCTCATACTGTTCACCCTTGATTGAATACCCAACCGTTTGTTTGCTCTCAACATTGCTGTTTCTCTAGTGTTATTGCCAACTAGTGTTTGAATTGTGCGAATTACATTCAGGGGGACGTTGTGATGTAACATACGCCCATACGCATTCCTCACAGAGTTTCGTTCAGGTTGTTGGATAATTCTCATTATGGTTGGATACGAATGATATCTTTTCGCTAGGGTCGGACTGGCTGTGTTGAATATGTTTGTAAAGTTTACATTGTTTAAAGAATTATTATTAAAGTGTGGATACTGTAGAAGTGTGGGAGTCTGTATACGTTTACCTCTCTTATAATTTCTTTGGGCGGATTTGAATTGACGGCTTGCTTCGAGCTTGGCCAGAGCCGCAGCCTTGTTCCTCTTTTTCAGATACTCAATCTTAGATAGTGATGGCACACGTTTACTCTTGAGATACTGCACTATCTCGGCTATATTTCTATACGATGTTGGGGATCTCATTTTATTATTCATCGAGATTATTATGTAAGATGGAACCTCTATTCATATATGCGTGGTACCCGGCGTACGCGGTAGGAAACAGAATCACGAGAGGAATGTGCGTGTACTTTTCCTGTTCTACTGCGTACGCCAATCCGGCTCCGAGTATTAGACTTCGCATAACACCAAACTTGTGTAGTGATATCACGTGAGGTGTGGGTATCATTTATTCATCACTGATACTATTATTTTATGAGTTCCGCTTGTCACTTATAATATGCCATAAAAGGCAATTTTATTAATCTCGATATTATTATAATCAATTACTCTTATATCAATACCGATATCAAATAATAGATTACTGCTTTCATTTGTTAATTCTCTCTCGAGAGTTTTGGAAAATTTGGTTTCGTGTAGAAATGTTATAAAATCTTCAAAGGGTATGAGGTTGAAATAAAGACCTATTGTACCACCTGGTTTTGACGACACACATACAGATTTTTTAAAATTCATCAGATATTTTGGAAATAGTAAATTCATGTCAACATCTTGTTGAAGCAATGATCTGGTATACTCAAATATGTCTCTCTCGACATGCGGCTCATTTTTAAAAAAGTTTTTGTATACATTCTTATCTGTTGTTATACCAGTGTCTACACTGTACGTCACACTTCTCACCATTTTACATATCGTACAGACTGGGTGCGAATGATGATTATATGAAGAATTGTGGTCACAATCATTTAATGTATAGTAGACGTTCAGGTCTCTTATTATATCTGTATTGTTGGGGTCTATATCAAACGATACCATGGAGTAATCTTTGTTTTCGACAATGTCATCTGAAATAGGTAATTTGAGAAATTTACATATGTTTGTTAATGTATTGAGTGGGTTTTCTTTGGGATAGTAGTAATAAAATTCAAACGTAAACTTGTTATTATGTTTCTTGATACCATACACCGTCTTGTTCACACCAAAAAAATTTTGAATCTGAATAGCCTTTTCATATACACCAGGGTATTCGTGTTGCGTAAATGTTTTGAAAATGTATGAAGTAGGTTTTTGAGTACCAACATCTACAACATTGTATTTTTCATAAACGTAATCTTTGTTTGACATGTGTGTTTGACATGTTAGATTAGGTTTATAGAATATGATGTACAAAATCAAACACAATATTACAATCGTGTATAGTATTACAATCATATATTAGTCACTGATACTATTATTTTCCTCGTCATCCTCAATCTCACACTTTTCGGGTGTGACGTCGAGCGTTACCTTTTTCGCACGAGTCTTCGGGGGTGGTAGACCGAGGCCGTTCGCTCGACCCTCAATCACAGTGTCCCAAAAAGCACGAAACACCGGTAGAGCGTTGACGAACCACTGACGGTCGCGAAGCACGTGGACAACCACAAACTCGCTGGGACCCGGCCACGTCATCTCGGCCGGTTTGTACTGTATAAAGTCGCACTGGTCCAAGTCTAAAATCTCCATGAGAAGTTGAAGCTGGGGCATGTAATAAACCGGAACTTCCTCCTTAATGTCTCTACGAAGAGGGCACTTAATTTCGAGAAGTTTTCCCGATTCCGTGATACCGTCAGGGCTTCCTCCGAGCCACGAGTGTACTGGATGCGGGCGAAGACCAATCTCGTGAGCCACCTCATTATATTTTAGGCAATAAATATCTCGAGCCTCGTCCTCATACTTGTTCCCGTGCATAGTCGCGGCGTTGCCGTTAAACTTTTTGAGCCCGCACTTTTTCATGAGAAGGTCCTTGGGTTTCTCGTACGGGTTGAGTCCCAGGGCCGTCGCGGCGTCACTCGCCGTCAGCATGCCCTCCCTGAGCTTCAACCATTCCTCCGATCTTTGCGGGGCGTATTCCGCCGCGAGGAGCCTGGCGACCCGTTCGTCCATTCTTATGTTACCAAGGTGCGAAGTTTTTATATACAGAAATGACACAGATGGCAGCAACGATAGCGCAAGAGTAGACTACACATAAACAGCGTTTCACTCTGACATCCTGGGCTGTTACTGGTTCAACGCGTACTATAATAATATGTTCGTTCCTTTCGTGTTCAATAATATTTTGCTTTCGACACAATGGGCATTCGTTTTTTCGGTCAATACACTTAAGAAGACACACCATGTGAAACTGTTTTTTACAACAACCAACCGTTGTAATAGTTCCATCTAATGGGCTCAGACAAATTGAACATTCTTCAATGTCCATACTACAAAACTAGATTATATACCCAGCCTTTTAAGCGTTTCCTGGGCAGCCTCCTGTTCCGCCTGTTTCTTGTTCCGGGCCGAACCGACGCCCATCATAGACCCGTGGATGAGGGCCGTGACCACAAACACGCCGTTGTTATGAGAATCAATGGGATACTGAGGGAGGTCCCACTTGTTCGCTTGACAGTGCCGCATGAGTCTATCCTTGTGATTGTCATCAATCATCAAACAATTCATGTCAATTATTTGAGGGTTTGTGAAAATATCAAGGATAAACCTCTTTGCGTGAACGAGACCCAAGTCCATGTAAATGGCTCCTATGAGAGCTTCGAACGCATCCTCCAACACCTTGGGGTTTCTGTGCCAATTGTTGCGCATACCCTTGTCATCCATCAGAATCCATTTATCAAGATGGATGTGCGTGGCAATCTTGGCGAGCGTTTCGCCTCGAACCAACTTTGTTCGAGCCTTTGTGAGAAACCCTTCATCCTGACCCTTGTACGTGTCGAAGAGGTACTTGGTAATCACAAACCCCAACACAGAGTCTCCTATAAATTCAAGAGTCTCAAACGATTCGGTGAGAGTATACTTTTTCATAGCAGACTTGTGCGTAAATGCCTTTTGGTAAAGTGAGAGGTCATTCACCTTGATGCCAACCAGGTGATCTATTTCAGACTTTAGCAATGGCGGGGGATCTATGAGAGCATATTCTTCTTCGTCGGACGACATTTAATGTATCTACAGTACAAGTGGGTTTTATTTTTAAGCGGCAACCTTGGGCTTGCGGACGACAACCTTCTTCTTGGGAACCTCGGAAGCGTCTGGCGTGGGTGGAGCCGCCGCCGGAGCCGCCTCCTTCTCCTTGACAACCTTGACGTAGTGAGGGCTCAGGTACTTTTGGATGTTGAGAAACGTAACCTGGACACCCTCGGGAGGCGCGAGAAGGTCTACGAGCTTCGCGTCGAGGATAATCATGCGACCGTTGTCGGGGTGCTTGAGGCCGTTGTCGTTGATGTACTTGTTGATGCGACGAGTAACCTCACTGCGAGACACAGACTCCTCGGCAGAGAGTCCCAGAAACTCCCTGAGCTTGGGGGAAATCTCGAGAGTCCTGTTAAAACCGTTGTTCACAGCGCGAGCCTTGGCCTTCTCACCGCTGGGATCCTCCTGGTGCGCGCGAATCTTGCGTACGAGCTTGGTAAGGGACTTGAGCTCGTTGCGAAGGCTGGAAATCTCGGAAACAATAGAATCGAGGGATGCCATTTGATATAGTAAGGACGAGTCTCTTTAAGCTGCTTCTTTTAGACACTTATAGTGCTTATTATGACGAGCGCGATTAACAAAACGGCAATCGCGAGCATGTACCTGTCAACCTTGTCCGTGCGCGTCAATTTCAAATCTCCTATTTGTATAGTCGCTTTTGACTCTTCCGGGCACTGCCCCTTGTCGCATTGATTCTTACAGCACCCGACCGAACACGGATACAAAAAACCATCCTC